TACCTCTGTTTCTGCTCCATCTTTAAGTGGTGATGGTACTAATTTGACAGGTTTAAATGCCACCAATATCAGCCAAGGCACTTTAAATAACAGCAGATTACCAGCAGTTGCTACCTTTACTACCTCTGTTTCTGCTCCATCTTTAAGTGGAGTTCATTATGGAACATATTTTGGAGATGGAAGTAAACTGACTGGTATTATTGCTAGTGCTACAATTGCTTTATCAGCAAGTGCTACATTTGCTTTATCAGTTTCTGCCCCTTCTTTAAGCGGGACTCACTATGGTGATGGTAAAAATCTTATCAATGTATTGGGATTGTCTCCGAGCATAGGAACTGATACTTATTTTAACGTTCCTTATGGAAATGTCTATGGATCGTGTACAGATCTTTCTGGAAACTATATCGGGGGTTATATGTTAAATGGGTACACAGTTTGGAAATATGACCCAACAATTCTTGATGCTGTTCAAATAGCAAGTGTAAATGTAGCGAACTGTCAAGCCCTGGGAGGGCCTCACACTTTAACCGCAGATAATGCTGGTAATCTTTTTTATATAAATAATACCACATTTACAGTCCAAAAACTTCGTACTTCTGACAGCACCATGACAAATGCTGCAAGTGGCACTCGTATAGGCACTCCGACAATGATGGCCAATGCTTTGGATTCTAGTGTTTACACATCCGATACCACGCTCATCTCTTATGGAGCAGTTTATAAAGTATCTCCTACATATGTAGTAACTTTATCTGGGACTGCTAATTATAAAATTATAGGATCTATAGATACAGATTCTACAAGCACTTTATACGCTCTTATGAGCACTTCCTATAATTCTTTATATGCTATAGGAACTCCTAACAATCCTCTTTTATTTGTACCTAATACAATTATAGACTTTACCATAGACCGCTCTGTAGGTTCTTCCTCCAGTGGTTATATCTATCTATTAGATAATGTTAATAAATTATACAAAACTCCAGGACCACAATCTCCTGGAGGAATCAATGGTACGTTACAATATGTCAGAGACATTCCGTCTGTGGTTGGAGGTTCTTTTTCTTATGGCAACCCGTATATAAATTGGAGTTCTACAGATACTCTTTTTTGGGCCCAAACTAATAATGGGGCAGGAAACGCAAAGAAAATTACCATTCCGAAGGCTTATTTAGATTCTACAGGTAATTTAACTCTTAATAAAATTGTTGTTGGCAATAGTGTTTATACCCCAACCTTATCCGGTAATAGAGCCACCTTTAATAGTTTAAGTGGTGTTCATTTGGGTGATGGGAGTTCCCTTGTGAATCTTCCGGCTGTGAAGGGAGTTTCCTCCTCTCTGCCAGTTACTTTATTAACAACCCCAAAAGTATCTTCTCTGGGATGGAATCCAGGAGATATGTCTAATGATGGCAAATATCAACTGTTTGGAATCTATGGTGGTAATTTATGGAGATCTGCAGACTATGGAACAACCTGGAGCATCACCAATGGTAATACCATCATGAACTACGGTAATGTAGTTGTATGTGATGACGGTAAAATTCAATACACAGTTCGTAGATTTGGATCAGTTTATAAATCCACAGATTATGGAGTTACATTTACAACAACAACGTATCCATCTCTAAATTATCAGAGGGTTGCTGCTTCTCAGGATGGTCAATATGTACTAGCTGCTGGAGACAACACTCAAATATATACTTCAAGTGATGGTGGAGTCACTGTTGTAACTCCGACTGGAAGTACCAACTCCGTTTGGATCGGTGCCTCTATGTCTTCCAACGGAAAGTATCAATTAGTCTCGTCTCAAAGTTTGATGAAGATTTCCAGTGATTACGGTGCAACTTTTGCACAGACCGGACCACCCGCAAACTTTACTGGTGCCACTATTTCTGAAGACGGTAGTTATGCTTACGCCACTGTCTTCGGAGGTGCTCTTTATAGATCCACAGACTACGGAGCAAGTTTTACAGCAATGTCCACAGCCCCCAGTGGTGTAGGATGGTCTGGATCTATTTATATTTCTGGAGATAACTCCACCGTGGTTGTTGCTATCAGTGGATCTCCTCTGTTGGTTTCTACAGACTACGGAGCCAACTGGAAATATTCTGGATTATCTAAAAACTGGAGCGGTGTTGCAGGTACTTCCGACAAAAAATATTTTACAGGAGTAGAGAATTTAGGTTATATATGGCCTTCACCCAATGGTGTAAAACCAAATAATATAGGAGATACCTCCTTCGGAGCAACAACGTTATACGGATCTAATCCATTAGCAATGGACGCACCCAGAACAGCCAATTATACTCTTACAATAACGGATGCTGGTGGAGCTATTCAAATGAATACTACATCTGGAGTTCTATCTGCTATTGTACCTACAAACTCTAATGTAGCATTTACTATAGGTTCTCAGATTAAGGTGATCCAAACTGGAACCAATGCAGTATCTATTGTAGCAGCAACACCAGCAACCACAATTTTATGCAGTAACTCTTCCAAATTTAGATTAAATAGCCAATGGGCTACTGCTACATTGATTAAAATAGCCACAGATACTTGGGTTGTTACCGGAGATACGGTTGTTTAATTTATTATGAACAGTGATAACCTCTGTTTGACAAAATCTAGGTTTACATAAAAGACTTTTGCCATAAATATTACAAATGGCTGTCTTTAATTTTCCAGATATCACTAGGATGCCCTGGTTACCAATTACCTTCAATGTAACGGGCAACCAGTATCAACTTAAACACACACCCATTACTTTTCAGTATGGGGTTAAGTTTATTCTCAATGATTGTCTTAAAAATTATAAAGATGTTGCTATAAACAAAAAAACCGGATTGTTTCTAACAACACTGATTAATTCTTCAGCAGCTTTTGAAGCTCTTATACCTCCAAAAGATAGACAAGAATTATCAGAAATTTTGACTCCGGTTGCAACTATCGGGTTTCCTTTTGATAAGGTAATAAGCATATCTTCCCGGGCAAATACGGCAAAGGGTGTTGTTGGTAATAATAAATTATTCATAACATCCAAAGCAGCATATAACGAGACCGGTTATCCTTCAAATTTTTCATCTCAAGACAGTTTGAATTTTATATTTTCTAAAGATAATACTCATGTGTTTGAAGATGCAGAAGATGAATTGGTAATGGTAGAAACCCAAACTTCTTCGGCTGGTACTAAAGACGCTCCTCATAAATTTGTTTTAACCTGGAATAACCTATCAAAATCTGTTTCCTTTAAAGCTCGGATTTATCCAGAAAGCTATTCTCAAAAATTTGCTTACATTTTAGGAGATGAAGGAATTTATTTATTTAAGCCAAATACAAACTATACTTGGATAGTAAAAAAATCTTTAGATTCTCCAGAATTTAATTTACAACAATTGGCTTTAAATGCTGGTTCTAACCTTCCAACAGATTCTTACTTAAAATTTGTTTCATTTAAAAAAGATTTACCAGATGCTTCCCATGTAACTGACAGTTATTTAACTCGATACTTAATTAATAAATTGGATTATCAACAAGAATTGCTTCCAGACGCGACTACCAGCAATGCTTTATATGCTCAAAATTATATGGGCATGTTTCCTCTAGAATTTCCCACTATTAAAGAAAATACCGCCATATATGATTTACATATTCACGGATTAAAAAATTATCAAACTCCAGAATACAATTATAGTTTTAATACGGATTATGTGGATGGATTAAAAGGGGTTCATAGATCTTATGATGCCATTTTTGCAGGTACTAATCAAAGAGGCGGACTTGAATCTCTCTACCTCGGATATGAAGCCCATACTCTAGAAAAAAAATTCGAAAGAGATCGGGAAACATTTTTTAGTTTTCCGCCAACTGCAGAAAGAACTCTTTTAAATAATGCTGGTTTTATAGAAGATGGAGCCATTGCTTCTCATCATCCTTATATATCAGATCGCATATATTTAAAACAAACAGATTATAGCAACAAGTTACCAGGGTTTTTACAGCCGGCTAGTATTTCAAAAACTTCTACTACCTGGTTATGTGCTTGGTTATCCGGTTCCAACACAGGAACAAAACAATGGATGGACAGATTTTACAATTCTGCTTATTATACCCTAGACCAAGCATTATCCGCCCAGACAGAAGTATACAATTCAAGACTTGATGCTGGGGAGAATTTTATTATAGACAGACCATCAACTATGTTTTTGGAACCTGGCGCATTTTACAGATATTATCATGCTGGACTAGAAACTAGTAAATCTTATTTACCATTTTTAAACAATGTGAGAGGTGCTAGTACAGGTTCTAAGACTCTAGAAATAACTGCGTGGAACACTAATCCTCTGAGAGACCAATCAGATTATCACAACAATGGTTTAATATATTCAGAAAATCTAAAGGATCAAGACACTTCTTTTTGGGATTTAGATGGTACTACTCATGCAGTGTTTCCCTCTAGAACTTCTTTACTAGAAACTACTCACTTTACCACTTCTCTTTGGTTAAAAACAGAAGACTGGGCAGATATTCACGGATATCAAATATTTGGTAATTTTTATAATAGTGGTTATGGGTTAGTAAATGATACCGCAAATACAGCACCTATCTTATCTTTAGTAGATTCTATTAATGGTCAATGTTATAACCTAAATTATAATTTAAAAATAACAAATATAAATCAAACGACAGTAAAATCTTCTACAAATAATTTGTTTATTATTAGATATCCAGATTTTAGTTCCTGGATATTTGATACCACTGCAGGGATAGGTACCAAATATGACGTTGAAGGAAGACTAATAGGAACAACAGACAAATATTATGGAGTAACCCAAATTGAAGTTGATGAAGACTTAAAGTTATATCTACTGATTCCAGATAGACAAATAGTGGTTATCCTCAATTCTGAAGGCAAACTCTATCAAGGAGCGGATTACTTGCTTTCTAGCCAGGACATCAAGAGAATTGAATTGTTCAGAGTACCCAAAACACAAGCTCAGTTTCACGGTCAAAAAATTATCATAAGAGAAATTTTAGGAAATGCTTCTGTTATTGATAACAATGGAAACATTTGGCAATCTCTGGGCAATAATTTATATAAAACTCCATTCAGTAAATCTTCTGGTCACGGGGTTCCTTCTATTTTTGCAACAGTAGGACCCACCCAACAAATTACTTGTGACGCTTCAAATAATATTTGGATTTTACATGATCAGGATAAAATTTCTAAATTAGATCCAAAGGGAGCCTTTACAACATTTAGAATTGGTAAAAGAGCCGGCACGGAAGAAGATCCTTGCGAAAAAATTACAGAAAGATATCGATATATTAATTTTCTCAAAACTCCTATAAAGACTTGTAAAAAACAAGAATTTAAAGATCTATTGGTTCTTATAGATACCAGAGACAATGAATTAATATTAATGGATTTAAATGGAGATATTATATCTCGAATAGATTTAACAAATTTACAAAATTTAAAAAATCCTAACAATTTTAAATTTGCTGCAAATGGAGACTTTACTGGATATCAATTGTTGCGCAAATTTGGTGCAGAAAGCAAAAATTTAAGTTGGAGAATGAAGGTTGCAGAACCTACCGGAAATTCTCCAGAATATCTTTCATTGACATATGATGCTGCAGCCTTGCATAGTGGGTGGCATCATTTTGTGCTTACTTTTGATGCTACCTCAAATGTTGCAAAATTTTATATAGATTCTGTTGAAGTAGATCGGGTCAATATTCCGGAAAATAAATTTTTATGTTACACATACCGCTCTTCATTTTTGTTAGGAGCAGATTCTATAAAAAATAGTACTTTAAATGATCTTATAGGAATTCAAAATGCTTATAAATTTATAGGGCAGGTTTCAGATTTAAAAATTTACAACAAAGCTCTGCAATCTGGCGACGTTGAACAATTATATTTCTCCTCTAAATATTCAGATGAAAGATCGGATTTAATATGGAATATGAAATCTGGTGGTCGCAACTATGTAGAAGAAATTAAACACTGGTTTCAAATGCAACTTCCCGGAAGTAAGAGCAAGTATTACAACATTAATATTCACAACCTAGAAGTCTCACCAGAAGTAAGAAGTTTAATAGAAGATGCTATTAGAAAAAATATTGAAAAAATAAGTCCAGTATATACATCTTTATATAAAATTAATTGGTTATAATATGTCTACCGTTCCCATACCAGAAAAAATAGATTTAGAATGTTCGACTGTATATTTAATAGATGAAAATCTATGTTTGAAAAATTCTGCAGATATTATCAATTATAATTTTGTAGCGTTAAGTTCTCGATTAGTTGATATAGAAAAACGTAGTTCATCTTGGAATAACATATATGCCAAATTTCAAGCAACCAGTAGTAGATGGTTAGCATCCGCTTCTCATCTACAAGAATATAGCGGTAATTGGAACAATTCTTACACAACTGTTAACACCTTAAGTGCCAACTGGAGCTTAGAATTTTCTTTATACTATCCCACAATAATGAGCTTACCAGATTTTGTGACAGCTAAGGGTAGTAGTAATGATTATACTATAAATCTTTCATATTCTACGTCATATTGGCTTCCTTGGTTAAAACTTAATTTTCCAGCGTCTAACTATTGTTTAGACCAGGTAATTTCTTTGTTTGTAAATTTCTTCGAAGCTCGCCCCTTCTCCTGGAATTTTTATAGAGAATTGTATGAACCTTGTTTAGTATCTAATGGAGGAGCATCCATTACGTGTCAAGATTGTTTTTTAGACAAAGGCATTAAGTTATATCGAGGATGTAATCACCACGGTGGTCGAGCTGGTTCGAGAGGTTGTGACAATGCTTATGATTATTGTACTCACTCAAACGCGGGACACGTATCCTATGCGGGGTGTCCTAGTTATGGAGCAAGAACTTTAAAGGTATCATACAATTTAAAATCATATGATACCTCAGTGGCTTATGTTCGCAGAATACGTTTTAAAAATGTAAATTACAATTGGCAACTACTTAACTAAAATGCGTAATATCAATCTCATAGACACATCATTAGCCATAGGGGATACTCTGGCAACGATAAATCAATCTTATTTAGATTTAGATAAATGGACAACATCTGTACAATCCAGTGCCGTTAGAATGTGGGCTCCTCTATTAGATCTTTTTACAGAACGTCAAGAAGAATGGAGGACATCTTATACATTGGCTCAACAAAACAGTGCCAAGTGGATCAGTATGTCAAGTACTGTGGAATTAAATAGTGCTAAATGGTTGACCCCATTATCTTTGTATTATCCCGGAATTTTTCCATTGGGTACTGGTGTTGCCGACATTAGAGATGTGGTAGACACTTGGCTTAATAACTATTTTCCAGTAACTTCAGACTTTTTAAGAGATCCTATTTATGTTGAAAATCAAGTGGCTGTTATATACAATTTTTACTCAGATCCACAATTATCAACTGCTATAGATAGAACTGAAGTTTTAATAGATCGGACCACCTGTACAACTGCAGACGTAACAGCGTATGCTAATTGCCGCACAGATCTGTTTGGAGTAGCTTTTTGTAGTAATGGTGACATGTCCTGTGATGGTCAATATACAACTTGTCCTCAAACTGCTAGTACAGAGTGTTATTACAACACATATCCGTTTACTCCTTATATAATGGATGACGGGTATTATACACGATCTATAGCCAAACCATCGATAATAACTGTAGATGCCAATTACAACACAATTGTAACCAATCCTCCACCAGAAATAATAACAGAATATGGTACAGATGGAAATAAAGCGTTTTCGTCCATACAAGCTACATTATACATAAAATATAACGACACCAGAGAACACCCCACAATTAACGGCTTAAGATTTAAAGTAAAAAATTGTAGATGGACCTTTGATTCTGTAATTCGGTAATCTTTATGACAAGACAATATACATTTGAACTCTTTGAAGAAGATTGTGTAGGCAATGATGTTGGTAAACACAATTTTAATGCTTTAAGTTTAGAAACTAAAGTATGTAATATATCTTCTCAATTTTTTAACACAGACACCTCTCTGCTAGCATTAAGTGCTTTCTCAGAACAAATGGACACTGTATTTTTATACGGAAATGTTGGGAGGTATAATACAGCTAGTACCACTGTTAGTTTGCTGTCTACTCACTGGGGTCATCATGAATTTTCTGTTTTATATGAATTAAATATAAGCACAAAAGTAAATCAAGATTTTATCCAACCCACCGTGTTTAATCCAGTGGAACATTTGACATTTCTGAGTACTCTTTATTTAAATAAAAATTTCCCAACCAAAAATTTTCCCACTGGTACTAAGGTTAATGTTTGTATGTTTTTGTATACTCAAACGGTGACTCCATATAGAGAAGGGGATTCCCTAAACATGGACGGGTTAGCAACCCAAACATACACTAACAAGGAATTCTCTTTTTGGCAACGATACGTAACTGGATATTTTGGACGCAAAGATGTTCATTTTGAATACGGAAGAATTTTAAAATTTGCTAATGCTGATGGAGTTTGGACTTTAATCAATATTATAGAACCTACAGTCCCTTCTCAAACAAATCGTACTCAAATTACTATTAACATCAATAGTAATGTAAACAATTATAATGTAGCTGATGTTGTGCTCAGAAAAGATTACGTTGCCGGCAAAACAGACGTGGTAATACACATATCATCTTCTGCAATTGTGGGTAGTAAGTCTGTAGACTCTCCAGCAATGACGTTGGCAAATTTAAGAACGGGAGATTCTGTTATTATTTTCAATTATGGTTTAATCATCGGGGCTGGTGGCACTGGAGGAAATGGAGGAAATGCTCCTGATACTGGTAGTGTTAAGGGTAATAACGGGTCTCGTGGAGGCACCGCTATAGCGGCTTTTGTGCCTACTATTATAGAAAATCACGGAAGAATATATGGAGGCGGAGGCGGAGGCGCGGGAGGCACCGGGGGTGTTACAGGATCTAATAGTACCGGTGGAGGTGGCGGCGGTGGAGCAGGGGTATTTGGAGGAAAGGGCGGTCGTCGGGGTGTTAATGCTATATTTAAAAGCAAAAATCTCATAATAACTGATTCTACACCTGGAGCAGATACTTCTGGTGGAAGTGGTGGACCCGGACTATGTGATGTTAATGCTCGTATTCAAAATGCAGATGCTAGTACTTCTCTTGCTTCTGATTTGGCTAAAGGTACAGATGGTGGAAATATTGGAGAAAGAGCCTTAGACAGCAATTCTGCTCTTGGAGGAGCTGCCGGATATTATTTGTTAGGAAATCCCAATGTTTATTGGGCAGTTCCCGGTGAAACCAAAGGTGATTTGTTGTAAAATAAAACATGTTTGTTATTTTTAATAGCTCAAAAGAGTTCATAGGTTATAGCCCAGACATACAACCAAATCCTACAATCTTTACTAGAGAAATTCCAGAAAACCAAAGAGACCTGTTACGTTGGAAATGGGTTGGAGACTATGATTCCGGAAGAATGGTGGAAAATGTACTGGATATTCACAAAGTGACAGAAGGCGAAGATACAGAAGAAAAATTAGTATTTGAAGAAATGGCTCGTCGATATCCTTTAGGAATTCAATTAACCTATCTTATAAAACAGATATATCAAATATCTAAACACCAACCCACCACAATACAAGACCCCCATTTTATGGATATGGCGGAATATATTTTACCAGCCATTGAAAAAAGAGATAAAAGAATTAAATATAGAAAATCTTATGGAGAACCTCAAAGATCCTAATTTAAAATTTAAATACGCTGCTGGCTTGGGTGATATCATTGCTTGCATTCTTCATTCCAAGGCACTCGGATGGCTAACTAAATTAATTACCGGTAAAGACAAACCTTGTGGCGCTTGTGACAAGAGATCAAAGGCCTTGAATATATTATTTCCGTTTCGTTTTTGGCGTTTGTTTTTCAAGACCAATAAAGAAATGATGGATTCTTTGGTCGAAGAACTAGAAGCTGGTGGTTATGTCGTTGCTGCAGATACTGAGAAAGGAAGCTTATTATCTGTGAGGGTTGAAAATAAAAGAAATCCAAACGCCATAGATCCTCCCACATATCCAGCAAACCATGATATGGATAAATATTTTATTATTAGTGACAGTGAAAATAAAGTTGAAAATCTTTTAATCAAAACATTAATCTATAAATCAAAACCTTAATATGGAAATTGAAATTATCCGCACCCAGTCAAATGAGGAAATGTCTCTAGAATCTACCAAATATTTTGGTATTATTTTATCTAAATCTTTATCAATTATACACATGATACATTGGTATTCTACAGATTTTAATGTACATGAAATTTTGGGTAGTTTGTATTCAGACCTGGATGATTTATTCGACAAACTTCAAGAAGAAATTATAGGTACTTCTAAATCTCAGAAAATTTTATTTCCCGGATTTCATCCAGAGATTTTTAACTTAGAAGATACAGAACAGTATCCTTCAGACACTGCAGCTCTTCTAGATTTATATAATGAAACTGCCATAAAAATAGTAGCAATAATAAATTCAAGAGAATTGGATGTTTATATTAAATCTGTGATTTCAGGACTTAATAACACTAAAGAAGATATTTTATCTCGTATAAACAAAACAAATTACTTGCTATCAATGATTCAAGTTCCTAAGACGGTAGATCAATATTAAACAATTTCTGGATTATATTTGATCCATATTTTTGGATCCGGATTTGCAAGTGTAGGAGTTTCATCTCCTCTAAGGAATTCATGGTATGTTTGTGATAACACATACCCGTCAGTCAGTAGGGATACTTTATTACTAGTCAAAGAACCTAGTTGACAACTAGCAACACAAACAAAGTCTCCAAGATCTTCTGGATCTAAATTATATTTTTCATAATAAATACTGTTAGTACCAGACAAGCTAGTTGGTTGGCCTAAAGGATCTGCATGTTCTGAGGTATCATATTTTTTCCACTCATATGTGATATCTCCAGTTTCGGTACCGCCAGCAACGGCTTTTAATACTGCATATCCCTCTAGATCTTTTGTATAAGAAACTGGTTGCAGTAACCATTTAAATTCTGGCGGTGGTGTAATTGTTACATATATTTCTTTGCTAGCAACCTTTCCAACTACATTAGAAACCACACATCTATAAGTACCAGTATCTGCAAAAGTTGCTCTGTAAATGGTATACACATCCCTGGCCTTCGAGCGAATTAATTTATTGTCTTTATACCATTGATAAGAAAACGGAGCAGTACCAGATACACTTACATTTAAGGTATTGAAAGAATTCACATATATCCTTTTATCAGAACTTTGATATGTTATTTCTGGAGGCAATCTTAATGTCCTAACTATGTCATCTGGAGTTGCTGGTATATGCTTAAATAATGCATAATCATTACCCAATATATCTTTTTTCCATTGAACCATAGATCCCTTATTGGTCAATAATCCAGCAATTCTTTCCTGATAAATACCATCTGCATATTCTTTTCTAAAATTTGTTATATCTTTTGGATTATTCCATTTAATATTATTGCCTTCAAATTTCCAAAAAGTAAAATCATCATCTTGTCTTGATACTCCATCATAGTTACAATTTAGAGTTTCATAAGAACTTTGATATGGTGTAAATTTTTGATTAATTCTTGAATTAATCATAACACCGGCCTTATCTCCTGTGCCAAAGGGTTCCATGACCCATTTGCTGTCAATAGATGCCAGAACATGAGGAGACAGGTTGTCTTTATGTGTTAAACCACGGGATCTGATACCGTACTTCTGAGGATCTATAAATATCCTTTCCTGATTTAAAGAATCTATAGCAGAAAGAGAATTTGTATCTAATTCATAGTGATAACCCCTTCCTCTATATGTAGAGACTCCTAGATTTTCTGGTAATAAATAACCACCTGTCTGTTTTTCTGTCACAGCCATTGAAGGAAATGAAACAGTTGCAACTGTAGGAGCAAACCTATTATTTAAATTAGCATATGGTTCCACTGGTGCCAACAATGTAGAAGTCATTAACACCATAAATGAATTATAACATTTGTTTCTTAGATATAAATTTTCTGTGTAATGAAAATCTGACTGAGATATGTAATGATAACGAGCTGGTTTATATTGAGAATACCCCTCCAACAACATGTCACTCGGTTCTGTAGAACCGTCTATCATTATATCCATCTTACCAGATTTTAGAAAATCTGCTAAATTTGAATATGTTTTATGTAAATTTATCTTGCTCCATCCGTGACCGCTAAGAGAGACCATAAAGGATAATGGCTGGTTCCATACCATATCCTCTTTTCCTAATCTATTATACTGTATAAAATCTACATGCTTCAACACCATCTTAGAAATATCTGGTTGATGAACTGGAACATAATCATCTACAAATTTTATAACACCTCCAACACTCACAGGAGCAACTGGAACATTACCCCAAAAAGGTTTAGCCCCGTATTCTGGACCTATGAACTGATCTGAAAAAGTATTAGTTTCATAATCCCAGCCATCTAATTTTACATTGATTGTAAAAGATATACCCGTTTGGGTGAATGTAGTATTTGCAAAGGTATCGTTATAAACAATTCCCTTTTGATGGCTGTATATTAAAAGATCACTAGGACCCACTGCCATGTCAGAAATTTCATTTATACCCTCCCATTGTCCTAAATTGTTTTTAATAGCCTTCCTCCATACTGGTTGGTATGGTAAACATCCATTAAGCCTACGAGAAACATAAGACACAAAAGTATCATAATCACCATCCCCAGACGTTAAAAATTGTTGTAGGTCAAAATAATGAGACGGAGTACTAGCCAGTTCTGCCATTACTCCATTAGTCTTACTGAGAGGTCCTATATCAATTGTAGAAATTTCTATACCTTTGTTTTTTAAAGTTTGGGCATATGGTATGGTTTTGTCTATATCTAGGTTATGGACTCCATCACTTATTACCACTATTTTCTTTAAAGCATTAATACGAGGTGTATTAATATCTTTAACAATCTTAGATTCATTTTGTATTGTTACGTTTAAATTAGAACACAAAGTTCTTAGATCTAATAAAGACTTGGAACCGGTGTATATAGAAGAAGAGAGAATAGAATCGGCAATCACTAATCCAGCATATATATCTGTTTGATAACTATCATAGGTGACTGGTTGTTGGATAGACTGCACTTCTATTGCTAGTTCATACGCTCCAGTTGTTAAATAATTAATGTAAGAGGCCTTGGTGCCAAAGGTAACCACTCCTATTTGAGTTTTCTTGGTTTTACCTTTAATAGCCTTCTCGCATATAGTTGCAACAGAGTTTCTAATTTGATCAAAGTCATAAGTCATTGACCGGCTTATATCCATTAAAATAATAATATCATAATTGGTACCGTCATCACACATAGCGCCGTCTAAGGTGTTGTAAATATGTTTAACAACCAATCCAGGCGATGGAACTTGGAGAGTGGTACCATCATAGGTGCCGCTTGTTTCATTTCTACGTAAATTGGTTCTGTAATAGGTATATCTTTTTCCAGTTTTCAATACCATACGATCTCCTAATGAAGTCAGGGTACTATTTGAAGACTTCCATCTCCCATGACCATATCCTACTTCTTGGTCTCCTATTCTAACTGTATCTAATTGGAAAAAACTAAATTGTGGACTATTTTTAACTGTAAAATTTCTAGTATCTGTCCAATTATTAAATGTAAATTTATTACCCAGGCCATAAGGATCTGCATACAAATAATCTGTAATCCCGTTGTAATCCGACACAATATTTCCAGCGTGTCCAATGGGAGAATATTTTACGGCTTTACACGTACACTTTGTCCAATAACTTTGATCATTTAAAGGAGTTGGATTGATATAATCTTGATCGTTATAATAATCATGAGGATAAGTCTTGCCGTATTCGCAACCATCCGTGTGTTCTACGTATTTAAAAACATTGTCAGCAAATGTATCCGGACCGCACCATATAAATGATACACGTTCTCCTGGACCACACAAGAAACTTAAAGAATCTTGTATAGGACCTTCTACGTAATGGGGACATTGTATAGCAACAGTATCTCCATAGACGTTTAAATCTCCTTGATTCAAATTATCCAATAATTCCGCACCCAACCAAGCAGCTTCTATGGCAGAACTTTTCTGTCCTCTTATGGATGTTTTGTATATAACATCTGCTGTAGCAAAATTTAAACCAGCAATTGCTCCATCAAAACTATAACAAGATTTGAGATTTGATAAACGTACCGGTAAACTAGTTTTTGTATTTAAAGAAACTGGTATATTATCTCCAGCTCCGAAGGTTGTGACGGGCCATAAAATGTTGGTGTCTCCTGGAGAGATGGGAAGATCTGTGCGATCAAATTTGAATAGAAAGGCTTGTTCCGTGTCACCCCATTTTGAATCTGGTCTTACATCAAATAATAAATGTTCATGGGTTCTTCTGGTTATAGAATCAGCTTCATCATGAAATTTACCAGCATACGCCCCATCGAGAACCAAAGTAGATTGATTTAAATATATGGGATCGGATGCAGATTTGGGTGTAAAATATGTATAATAGGCTTTTAGTAATTCTTCCTGCTGTGGAGTGCTTAAATTTCTAAAAAACTTTACATCTCTTTCTGTTAATGTATGAGTGCCGAAAGCAAGTCCTTGAGAAGAAACGTCAAAACCTACAAATGGAAATAAGAATTCCATAGTTTCTCCAGATTTTAATGTTATGAGAGTATTACCCTTCACTGGTATGGTATAATCTCCTTGCAGCCACGCTCCTTCTACTATTCCGTTTTTGTCTGTAAAAATAATATCAGATGTTGTGTAATGTGTACCGGCAGTTGCACCGGAATATTCTAGATTAGAATCTATTAACAAAATAGGAGAATATGCATTATTATATACATTGTCATTTAACGCCTGATAACCACTAGGCCATAAAAACCAATTACTACCAGTAGTAAAGTGTAAATCTAACAAATAATCTGGTTGACGAATATCTTCTATTTTTACGGCAGACAATCCATATACAGTTTCTCCTAGATATTTTTGATTTATAGCTATTTGATTACTAAATTTCATACCAGCTTCATCAGACAGTGCTGGAAATTGGGTGGATAACGTAATATAATCTTTAAAAACTTGAGATAACGGAGAATTAGCAGCTTTTGGAAAAAATCTACTAGACAATATGTTGAGAATTTCTTGTTCTGATATTGGATTTTCTGGATCAATTAATGGAAATAAATCGGTTAATTGAGAAGGGTCTAAATATTCAGAAACTTTGACGGTATTATCAGAATCGTGATAATTTGATGGGTCATGTAATTCTTCAATTTCTAAATAGAAAGTATCTTTAATAGAAGATAATTCTGGAAAAATACTTTGAATAGTAAGAGCCGGAACTTGTGTAATATAGCCGTCCTTTTTTGTGAAAGTTTTTAATACATATTCATATAATAAAGTTTGAAGACCTTTATTAGACCCTATTAAATTGTATTTAGATTTTGCCTTTTTAATAGAATCTCTTTTATTGTTAAGAACTCTAGAGATGTCTTTAAGTTTTTTTGCAAAAAAGGGAATTGCTAATATAAGATCTTCATCATTATCATAATCTATATCACTTATAAATGGATCAGATTCTACTTGACCAAACAAGTAATTAAGATCCTTTAACATTTGTATATATTCTGCCTTTACTAAAGAGGTTTTTGGTAAGGTAATATTTTTTTCTTTATACCAATTTTTTAAATATATTAAATATTCAGTTTCAGAAAATCCCTTAACAAGAGAATTCTGTCGCATTGTCCATTCAAGATAAGAATATGGTGAGTTTGTATTATAAGATACAGACATAAAAAGAAATATTACACTGTACCCCTCACTGCAAGTAATCTATATTCATAGTTGTTAACACTATCTCTTATAGTAATATATCCAGTGGGAAAAGTTGACAATGCTAAATTAGTTGTTGAATATGCTCCAAATTGAACAGCAGATCCTAATGTAACAAAAGAAGAAAATCCTTTAGATCTGAGGTTTAAATTTATATTGGTGCCAGCTCCACCAGAAGAAATGGTTGGTACATGTGTGCTAGAATCACCACCTGCCATTGTAATATAGGTAGTAGTATTATACCCATTGTCTTGAATAATTGCCTGTGTTCTAGTATTGCTTGTATTAAAGATAACAGGACTAGAGTCACTAGTACTAACCACTAATTTTCCAGCACTTGCAGAAACATTTGCGTAATCATTTGGATAGGAACCCGCCCAAGAAGCAGTTACTTTAAAATTTGTAGCCCTGGTTCGATTTCCAGAAGCATTAAGAGACCCCGCAATATATCCCCCACTAGACATATCATATCCAAAACCATTGTTTCCGTCTGAATTGGTATTGGTGGTGGTATTTCCACTAACATAATTATAACATTCTATTTCACCCCCTTCTCGAGCCATAAATCCCGCAGAGTTGGTGGAAGGATCTCCTGTAAGATATCCATTAGCTCGTGCATACCCTCCATTTGCTTTAATTTGTGAATTTGAAAATGCTGCATACCCAGCAACTTTATTACTTTCTGCTTTAGATAAATTGCAATTTATTTGAGAATTGTATTCTGCTTTATATCCGTAACCAACATCTGATCCATAAATTCTACAGCTACTAACAGAAGCTCTTGTAGAAGTAATTTGAGAACCACAAGTGGCATATATACCAGCTTCTCCACAATAAGATACAATCACATTGGGAGCATTGATAACTGAACCATAACTAGCATTAAGTCCATAATACCAGTAGCTAATTTGAACATTTGATCCCAAATTTATATAAGAACCGTAAGACGCATATATCGCGGCATATCTATTAACAGACCAGCCATCACTGTATTGACCAGAAAACCCAGTAATATTAACATTATCAATTAAACCCCATTTGTTACCGTTTGTGCATTCAAATGCGTTATAGGTTATTCCTGCATTACTGGTTGATATGTTAACCATTCCCCCCGCACCATTTTTATCCCCTATTATTCTTATTTGAGAACCTTGAGGATGGTTTAAATTATAGGCACTAGATATGTCTTGGTCTTGAGTTAATCTTATAGTTACAGAGTTGCCAGCTTCAATGTGCCATCCAGCAATATTATACAAAGCTTCAGCCAAATTACTGGCACCGGTAGATGGTACTATAATAGTTACATCTGTTGTTATTTTTTGGTCCTGTAGTTCTCTTGCTACAAACAATCGTTTACCTCTGCAAGCAATACCAGCAGCTGCTGGAGAAAGGTAGTCTGTAGTTGCCCTCACATCATTTAATTTTTCAACAACATCAAGTCTAAGAATATCTAATCCAAACGGAGTAAAATATATTTTATTGCCGTTAATAGATTTATTTTCTAAGTAAGCATCTAAAGAAGTTACTAAATTTTTAATAGTAAACTGTATTTCATATGGAGTGTTTACATCACCCGATGAAGCAGGTCGGTATCCTACTATATAATCTAAAGATTTTATAGGAACTCCTATGTCTCCTTTTGTGGTAAAATTTAAAAAACTCTTAGTGGCCATATTTATTATTTATTACGAAAGATACAAATACACATCATCGGATCCATCAACTGATACATATTGGGTGTCTTTATCCTTAATTGACACCATATAATGATCCCCTATTTCATTAATTTCATCCGGTTCTTCTGATAAAATGTGAAGTCTTTGCTTTAGTAAAATTTGATCAGTTTCTAATTGTCCTTTTAATGGACAGTTGAGATATCCCTTTACAGTAATAGGAAACCGACCATTAATGGGTTGGCCATCTTTTACATAATCAGTAATAATTACTACTTCATCCGCCATATAATAAACTTATGGTATTATTCAATTTTTACTAGACTTTTTTACAAATCCTAGTATTATAAACTGTATGTTTTCTCGTAAAGTCAATATTGAATTTATATCTACCTCGAAAGAAATTTTAGAAATTGTAGAAAAACCTTATCTTGCATCTAAGGCTTTTCCGGAATGGTTTAAAAAAACTTCTCGCTACGTTAACGGGGAAAAGGATGTTGATTCGTTTAGTGATCCCACTAGTACTATTAAAAAGTGTATGCCGGTTGTTGATATGATGTCTGCCGGATATCATATTCCCCTGTGTAGTGATGTGTGGGTAGATAATAATGGTCCTAATAACCTATCATTTAAGTGGTCGTGGGAGCTAGGAGATATTGTAACTTTACAGAAACCAGATCAACATCAAACATATCCAGTATCATTAGGATGTTATCCTTCTGTATTTAAATGGGTTAATCAATGGATAGTTAAAACTCCACCGGGATGGTCTTGCTTGTTTGTCCATCCTCAACATCATGAGGAATTGCCATTTAGATGTTTATCAGCGATGGTAGATACAGATAAACACCCCACACCTGTAAATTTTCCATTCTTTCTGCGTAAAGGATTTAGTGGTCTTATACCAAAAGATACTCCAATTATTCAGGTTATTCCCTTTAAGAGAGAATCTTTTACGGCTACCTGTGGGTGGGATGAGGAAGGAATCTTGAAAAAAACATGGGATAAAGCTCATACTGTATTTTTTGACAGATACTCTAGATTCTTTAGAAGTACAAAAGAATTTAAAGAGGTTGAAACCAAGACTAAAGCATCTTGCCCTTTTGGATTCGGTAATAAATAACTATATGTTAGAATACACAACAGCACTTACGATAGCTCCGGGTTTGGGATTTGCAGAAAGAGAAACTTCTGTCAATAGACAAATTCAACAACATCGTAATGAAATTGAGGGTAAGGGGTTTGTTTATCTAGACCATCGAGTCAATAATAGATCCGACCGTAAAGTATCTGTCACATTTTTTTACCGTTGAGGTTCCCCGCATCTGGGGTTACTATAGATACATGATTGAAACACTGACACTCGAACAAGCCATCAGCCGTTGCCCTGCAATTAACGCCACCGCACCAGCTGCAAAGGCTTCGGCTCGCTACTCCTTCATCTCCACTCGTCAAATTATTGACAAGGCCTTGGAAAATGGATGGGCAATTAATAAGGCAGCTCAGGACCGTGGAGGACTCACAGGTCAACACCGAGTGACTCTAGTCCACACTTCACAGTTGCATAAAGATATCTCTTCCCTTGAAGGATATCCTCAAGTACTGATTTCAAATAGTCACAACCTGTCTAAGAAATTTTCTATGGCTTTGGGATTCTTTCGTTTAGTTTGCAAAAATGGTCTCATTGCTCCTTCTGGAGTTTGTTCCAACCTTCGCCCGATGGTACATCGTCAGAAAGAAGGAGGTAATTTTGATGACCTACTTCCTTTGTTGGAATCTAGTTTTGCCGATTATTCTACCATGACTTCAAAAATTGATGCTATGAGGAATAGAATCTTGACACCACAAGAAAAGACAATTTTGGCTCGTTACGCCTACTACATTCGGTTTCGTTATCGCATGATGCAGCCTAAGAAATTTGATTTTGAAGAAGTTCTCAAACCTCGCCGTGATTTCGACGCCGGAGATGACTTATGGAAGACCTTTAACGTCATTCAGGAAAATGTGTCTCGTGGTGGTGGAAATTCTCTAGGCAAGGGAATTACCCAATTCCAGGACGATACTAGGTTCAATCAGGAACTTTGGACAGGTGCTGATAAAGCCCTATCATACGGAGGAACAGATTTAGATTCTTCTTTAAGGGCTCTCTTTCCTAAGAAAGACAGGCCTCGCAAAACTCTTCTCATCGGTAACAATTAAAACTAATTATGAGTGTCCATATTCAATTTGAGGATTTTGAAAAAATGGTATTAAAAGAGTGCAAGAAACTCTACGGACTCACACCTCTAGACATTCCCAATGATATGTGTGAAAAGTATTGGAGGGAATCTATGTGTGTCAAAGAGGCCAAGCAAGCCATGCTCGATTGTGTAGCAGAAATTGTTGATTTGATCGCTTCTTAGGGTAAATATTTTTGATTCTGGGGCTCTTGTGGACTAGAATCAAAACATAACTTGCTTAGAAATAAGGAGTAATATGACAACTAAAATAATACACACCCCAAATAGGGTCCTAACGGACACTTTGCATGGTTTCAATCAATTACCTGCATTGTTTAACGATAATTGGTTTAATACATTCTTTGCAGACTTTGACAAGAGTCTGACCAAAGCCTTTGATGTTCCAAATGTTCATTATCCATATGACATCATATCTCGCAAAACCTGCGACACTAATGAAGTATATGAGTATGAGGTACACATAGCACTTGCTGGTTTAGATAAACAAGATATTAAAATTAAGGTCAAAGAAGATAGATTGACCATTAATATAGATCCTCAGGAAGAAATTCCACCCAAAGATCATTTTATATCTTATCTACGAAGTGGAATTAGTGCTCGCAAAGCTACACTAGAATTCTCCCTCTCAGATAAAGTAGAAGCACAAAATATCCATAGTAAATTTATCAACGGACTTCTTAAAGTAACTATTCCAGTCTCTTTACCAAAGTCAACAGATATAACCATTCAGATAGACTAAACAACACACAAGAGTCCCAGAGATCCCTTTTCGGATTCACGTAGCCGAATCCAAGATTTAGCCCCTTCTTCAAAAGATGGGGCTTTTTCTTTTTAAGAGACTAATTATTTTACATGAATTTCCGTGTAGATCCTATAGATGCAAATGGAGTATTTGATCATGATTTTTATACTTCAGATGAATATCAAGAACATGTGAGCAGACTTAAGAATTATTTAATAGCTGAAGGTTTTGAAAATTTCGAAGAACCCTTTCGTATAACATATTTTGGACACGAATATGTTTGTAAACCCCAACTAGAAGATCCCAAAAAAAGGAGAAAGAAAAAATGAAATATATATTATCAATGCTATTAATTCCTCAATTATTGTTTGCTGGTTTATCTACAGACAAACAAACCATTCCGGGATTTAAACTTCAATTAGAAGAAGAAACCTATCTTACCGATAAAAATGGAATAGTAGTTCCCGGACAAGTTATTAAAGTTCCTATTGGCAAATTAATAAAAATTTATAGAACAGACGGATTTTGTTATAATGGAATGATTACAGAAATTGAAGAAGCAGATACTCATTATAAAGTATACGGAAAAATTAATAACGTTGATGATACTACTTTTGGGTTTGTATTGGCCAAAGGAGGTAATTTTGCTGGAGCTATTTTAGAAAGAAAAAACTCTAAGACATATGTCTTAGAGTTTGATATGGAACGAAAAGGATTTGTGTTTGTATTATCTACAAAATATGATAAACCAGGAGCTTAATATTCTTCATCTTTATCTGAACTAGTTAATAAAATACAACACGCAGCTACAATTAATGCCGCTAAAAACAAACCACATAACAATAATATAAAAACTATAGGAGCCCACATTGGACTTAGAACCCACCACCAAGACCAGGTAATAGATCCAGTTAATTTTAATATTATTAATGCAGTTTGTAATATGGTACAAAAATTACCACCACTGTTCATTTCAATTTGATTTTTCATCTTTGTTGGGTTGATTGTTAAAAGTAGTTTGACCATATGGTAGTCTTGCCGACAACCAGGCTAAAATAATCATAGCCCAAAATCCTTCACGCCCAGTGGCTTGTAAATATGTAGCAGCTGCTATGCAAGTTATAGCCAAAAGATTTGCTGCAATTACATATAATACAAGAATCATAATTTATTATAATTTAATTTACCTTGATTACAAGACTTTTTTGCTAAATTATTTTATGGAAGATTATATTCCCGAAGAATTTCGCCACACTATAGCCCTGTCAGACAATTTAAATAACTCCTCAACAGTTAAAACATCTTCTAAATGTACATCCCCTCCAGAGGAAATTAATCAAGAATTTCAAAAAAACCAATTGTTAAATGCTGTAATGAAGGGTTCAAACGCCAGTTTAGGATGTCCTCCTCTTAAGGAAGAGTCAGACAAAGCAATAGATACCTTAACTGCTAGAGTGACAGCTAATATTATAGAGGACTTACTTAAGAATTTTCCAGAAGAATATCACGAACAAATTCTCAATAAATTAAAAGAAACTATCTAATTTTAGATTTTAAAGAAGCTTTTCTCAGAGCAAATTTGACATCTTCTTTATCCACCGGCGGTTCTGGAAATATGCCGGATATCGGCATTTGACCCATGATGGTACCCACCATCAGAACTTCTTCCATACTTCGAAATTTCCAATTACCAGTTCTCCTGTCATACTCTGCAAAATCTGCGTCTATTAAAGCCAGACGCCACTCTTGTTGAGCTTGTTGATATCCTTCCTCATATCCTCGTTTGTAAGCCAAGTGGTAGGTCAAGGACCCTGCAAAATAATTGCCAGCCGCTATAACACTTATTAGACCCCATTTGCGAATCCATTCTTTTGTTATTTTCATATATACATACTAAAAATTTTTTTAGGGAACCTCACGAAAATTCTTACGATGTTGCCTAAATATTAACATGGGCAACAAATCCAATTCAGATATTCCGAATTGGTTGTTTTATTCCTTTATAGGCTTTCAACTTACACAATTGTGTTTTTTTATATGGCTTATGCTTCGGGTATCTGTTAGAATAAATATAAACAATATATGAGAGACAAAGATTCAATCCAATTAGAAAAATCCTATAGAATGGTCCTAGAGTCCCGCGCCGCTGGTCCAGAAAGCCAAGTAGCAGGAGAAGACGCCAAGGCGTTAGCAGTTGAAAAAACTCTAATCAAAGCCATCACAGAAGATTTAAACGCAACTGCAGCACATCTAGAAACCATCCAACCTCTAATAGGTACCTTTGAACAAGGTGATATGAGTGAAGAATTTCAAGGATTGATTGCAGCTGTATCAGCAGTGCAGGCAGCTGTTGGTAGTTTACAAGAAAGATTACCTCAAGATCAAGGAGAAGGAGAAGCTGGTGGTGAAGAATTTCCCGTAGATAGTGAAACCGGTGAAGGAGAAACTGACGGCGAAGAGTTTCCTCCAATGTAACAATTCCTATAGAAGCACAAAAAACAAAACCCTCTTGGCAAAATCCAAGAGGGTTTTTTGTTGCCCTTCCCCGGTATCCATATTAATCTTGTAACATGGAACTTGCGTCATATGAAACCATCACAGAAATCCTTCCTATCGAAGGAGCAGACCGTATTGAGATTGCTCGAGTGCAGGGGTGGCAGAGCGTTATCAAAAAGGGAGAATATAAGGTAGGAGATGGAGTAATTTTTGTACCTATTGATACCGTACTCCAGCCGAGAGTATGGAATGAATTTCTGTGGGATAAGAATGATCCTACCAAACCTATTCGAGTAAAAACCGTTAAGCTTCGAGGTACGGTTTCTCAAGGACTTATTTTTCCTAGATCTCTAATTAGTGCTCAAGAAATCTGGGACCATTCAGATGATCCAGAAGAAGACACCTCTATTGCAGGGATGTTAGGTATTACCAAATACGAAAAACCCATCCCAGCTAATTTACGAGGGGAAGTAGCTGGTAATTTTCCTACTCAATTCATAAGCAGAACAGATGAAGACAACCTTTTGTCTAATATTAAAGTATTGGAAGAATTAAAAGCATCTGCGTTTGTCCGTGTTACCCTCAAGATGGATGGGACTTCTGTTACTTACATCAAAGATCACGAAGGAAACTTTAAAGTATGTTCTCGTAACTTAGAGCTAAGGGAGACACCAGACAGTGTTTACTGGCAAATGGCTAAGAAATATCAAATTGAAAGTTATCTACCACTAGGCACCGCAGTGCAGGGAGAAATTTGTGGACCAGGTATTCAAGGAAATCCAGCTGGCCTTCAGCAGCTTTCTTTCTTTCATTTTAATGTAAAAGACTTGTCAACTGGAGTATATAAAGAAGCTCAAGATGTAATGAAATCAGATTTTTCACATATGTGTCTTTCTGTACCATTTGTAGAATCTTTTACAGCAAGCGAAATCCCAAATTTGACGTTAGAAAAATTACAAACTCTGGCCAATGAAATGACTTATGTTAAAAATGGTAAACCCGCAGAAGGTATTGTTATTCGAGGTTATAATTTAAATGGAGATTTGAGATACAGCGAAACTCTCAATAAGATGTTAAGTGTAAAAATTATTAATCAAAATTACAAAGACTAACGTTGATTAATAATTAAAAAAGAATTATAATAATTTTTCCAATATGAGTGATATTTTAGACAGACTTTTTGATCGATCTGATACCATTGAATTTTCAACTGGTAGAAAAACTGTCTCAAAAAAGAGAAAGTTTGAAAAAGTTGGTAGAACTGTCCGAGGTATTGAAGCCGTTTCTAAGGCTTTAATTTATACAGATAAACTTATATTGACAGATACAGAATTGGACCATCGTACGGATGGTTATATAGATCTTGGATTTGATATATGGAGTAAGTATGCAAAAACTATTCCAAGTGAAGTAGGATATCCCGGATATTATGATGAGCGATTTATTCAGGACCTATTTGTAAATGGAACTTTAATGGTTCGTAAATGTACAGAATGGGGAAGTACTGACACAGAAGACACACAGATCAATTATTATTTCTTATATAAGAAACATGTAGTGCATGTTTGTCATCATGCAGTTGGTCATTATATTCCAGGAGGTGCGGGATCATTTAGCGATACTCCAGTACTTGGTAGTATTTGGACTTGGTCTAATATTGACACCCCTCCAATTATAGAAGAAATTTTAAAATACAAATTGGCAGACAAACCAGAGAAAGCCAGCATTGGTATCATTAAACAAAACAAATATGGACCATATGTTGGAAAAATGGAATTAGACAATTCTAATGTTTATGACAGTGGTTATTATAACGATGATTTTGAGGGATATTTAAATAATCTCCAAGATCAATTATCAGATGAACAGGCAGGGCTTTACTTAATGCACGGAGAACCTGGTACAGGTAAGTCATCTGCTATTCGACATTTGTTGTCTGTTGTGGATAGAGAATTTATTTTTATACCTCCTCAGATGATCCATTCTTTGTCTTCACCAGAATTTACAGATATTCTTACCAGAGACCATAAGGGATGTGTATTAGTTTTGGAAGATGCTGAAAAGGCTTTGATGAAAAGAGAGGAAGGTGATGGATTTTCTAATTCAACCTTAGTGTCTAGTGTATTAAATCTTACAGATGGTTTATATGCGGATTTGACAAAATCAGCCATTATAGCAACCTATAATTGTGATCGTAATTTGATTGATCCCGCCTTGTTGCGAAAGGGAAGATTAAAGTCTGAATATAGATTTCACAAACTTAGTAAAGAAAAATCTCAAATTCTTATGAATAATTTAGGGCATGATATCCTTGTAGAAGATGATATGACATTAGCTGATATTTTTAATCATGAAAAACAATACTCAAACAATGAAGAAGGGCACAAACCCAAACGAAAAGTTGGTTTCGGATTCAATCAATAGTTTACTTCTAGTATTATTGTCTTATGTAGAACATGATAAGGAATGTACTAGTGATAGTGTAACCACAGACTCTTGTGATTGTGGTCTGGGAAATCTTTTACACACAATTTCAGAATTGTCGGGTCTTTCTTTGAGGACTGATATAAAATAATATTATGAAATTAATTCTTGTTCGTGGTATTCCCGGTTCCGGAAAGACTACTTTCGTAAACAACCAGCGACAGACAGATAATGTAGAATACAGCTATCATTTTGAGGCAGATATGTATTTTGAAGTTCATAATAGTTTGTCTCGTCAATTTGAATATCGCTTTGATGCCTCTCGTTTAAAAGAAGCACATGAAATGTGTCTATTTAGAACTCGAGAAGCCTTAACAAATGGTGGTAAGGTGTATGTGTCTAACACTTTCAGCACCATCAAAGAAATGGAGCCCTATGTTAAAATGGCCAGAGAATTAGGGGCTAAAATTGAAATTCATGAAATGAGTGAAATTCCAGTTGTTGAAGGTTTTCGTAAAAATATCCACAATGTGCCTCAACACGTTATAGATAAGATGATTCAACGGTGGGATCTATCCATGCCTCCGGATTGGTCTAATATCTACTATTGTATACACAGAGGTCTTTAAAGACAAAGACCCAGCTTGTGGTGTAAGTATCTTCATGGAGGCTCCACAAGTTAATTTGAAGGAATATGGTATAGACATTGGATTGTTGATCAGTGGTCTGTTCGGAGCAATTCTTTTAACCTCTAAAGGTTCCGCCATGAATCTGACTAGAACCATTTCTTGTTTAGTTGGAGGCGCAGCTAGTGCTAACTATATAACACCAATTGTTATTAATTTAACTAAGTTAGATGAGAGCCATTATCATTATGGAATAGCTTTTTTATTAGGATTTTTGGGGCTCAAAGGTATAGAATATTTCAGCAGCAAAATATTACCGGACCATATTCTTGAACCTGAAACAAAACCAGTAACAAAACCGACAAGAAGAGTCCGTCGACATAAATAAATTATATGTCTATATACTCAATTATCAATATTATCTCCAATTGTACTATAGCATTTTCCTCTCTAGCACTTCTTATTCATATTTTTGGTGATCCGGATAATAAAATATGGGATAATAAAATTAAAGCCTATCTAGCTAAATTTGGTTTAACTGTCACTACATGTGGAGCCATTACAAATGTATTAACAATATCAACTCCCAATATCACAGAGATTTTATTGAATGTGGGTATGTCTTTGACGTTTTTTTGGTTATCCTGGTGGCAATGGGAACAATTTCAAGAAATTAAAAAAGCGGCTGCTTTAAAAAGATCAAACCCCAAACAAAAATCAAGGTCTAGAATTACCCCTACAAACAAAAATCACAAACAGAAGTGATTTTCTCTTCTTTCTATACTAATATGGTAGTATGAAACCGTTGATATTGGTTTATACAGACCATCCAATGTGCAGCATTGATTGTGCTGATGCCACTTGTGAGGTTTTGAGTGGTTCAGGTTTGTATGACATTATGATGATAGGTCCTAGTTCCTATCCTTATCTAGAATTTAATAAAGAAAATATTTCTAAAGCAGCTTGCATAGTCTTTCCGGGAGGCTTAGGAGATGCAGATCAATTTGATGAAAATCTTATAAACTACAAACAAATGGTTTATGATTATATTGCAGAGGGTGGTTGTTATTTAGGTATTTGTCAAGGAGCTTACTTTGCTAGTAAACACTACTTTGATCTCCTTGGAGATATAGAAGCAGTGCAACATATTAAAAGACCAGGGGCATCTACTCGGAGAAGTGGAGCCGCCATTGTTCCTTTGACTTGGAGGAATGAAGGACCTCTTTTAACCTATTTTCATGACGGAGCTTCTTTTGTTGTCTCAGAGGGCAGAGAGAAAGCGTGTTATGCTACCATACACGCCTTCTATGAGAACGGCGATGCAGCGGCTCTGATCCAACACCTATGGAAGGGTTCTATTGGAGTAATTGGTCCTCATCCAGAAGCTATGCGCTGGTGGTTCTATTCCCAGTCTCAGGTTCATGAAGGGTGGAAAAATCCCCTTCTTCACGATTTGCTGCTGGACTTTGTCAATCATTTGCTATATCCTCATAGTATATGAAAATAGAACTTCCCAATTCAGACCAATTTCACCTCAAGGATTGTGTCATTGCAGGGGATGAATGTGTTCTGGTTACCCCCAAGAACATGGGTGTAGAATGGACCGAAGAAAATAAGTTCTTCCGTTCTTCTATATGGCGCAAGTCTGATATGATGCCAGTGTCTCTAGGTTTCCGGAAGTTCATGAACTATGGTGAGAAGCCAGAATTTGAACCTCTAAATCCAGAAGATGGTGTTAGAGCAATTCAGAAAATTGATGGGTCTTGTTTAATTGTTAGCAGATACAGGGGTGAACTTATTATTCGCACCCGAGGCACAGTTGATGCCTCTCAGCTTGAAAATGGTCATGAAATTGAATTTCTCAAGAAGAAGTATCCCAAAGTTTTTGATAATGAATGGTTGGAATGGTTGGATTGTGGTTTATATACTTTACTGTTTGAGTGGACTACACCAACTAATAGAATTGTATTGAATGAATCTACCGAACCCACCTTGTGGTTGATTGGAATGGTTTATCACCCAGATTATTCATATGTTAACCAACACAACCTTGACACCTATGCAAAAGAAATGGGTGTTGAACGACCCAAGTCTTACGGTATTAGTTTAGGGGGTAGTATTGAAGATATTAAAAAGCGCATTGAGCCACTGGCTGACATTGAAGGAGTGGTTATTTATGATGATGCTCCTGGATATGGTGGTGGCCAAATCTTGAAGAAGATTAAGACTCTTCGTTATCTTCAGCTACATCGAATCTTTACAGGTGTAAAGACCGTAGATCATTTATTTGATTTATTTGTAGAGTATGGACAACCTCAAAGAGAGAACTTTGAAGCATTGTTAGCTGCTAATTTTGATTGGGAGTTAGTTGTAACTCTGGAATCTTTAATGGATGAGTTATATTTGAAGATGAATAAAATTAATATTGAAATTAACAGAATTAAAATATATTTCACCAAACCAGATTTTGTTACTTTAGATCGAAAGGGAAAGGCTCAAAAGATCTTGCAATATCTTTCCGATTGTAGTGGCATAGCATTTGCTATACTAGATGGCAAAGAAATCTCTCCCCACAAGTATTGGAAAGCCTTTACCAGTTCTTGCAGCTAAAATATTCGGGAGTTCCTGGTTTGGCTGAGCTACAATGATGTCTAGCCCTATAACTTTTGCGGTTTTTAGGGTTAGACTTCTTAATTCTCATATTAGGGTCTCCATAATGAACTCTTTTAAGTTTACCATCTACTTTAGCACATCTCATATATTTTTTATCATCTCGAGTAGAAGATTGTTGCCCGGTTACTTTAGTACATGGTTTACTGTATTTTTCTAATAAAAAATTGACTAGTTCATTAAATTTCATATAATATTATTTAGGTCAAAAATTGTAAAAGTTATGGAAGTAATGTATAAATCTCCGACAGAAGAATATGATAGGATGTTTGTCACCTCAGACACACATTTTGGTCATAATAAAGAATTTCTTTATGCAAAGAGGGGATATAAATCTCCTCAAGAAATGGATGAAGACATCATTCAAACTATTAATAAAACCGTAGGCCCGGATGGTATTCTTTTGCACTTGGGCGATTTTTGCCTAAACACTTCTTGGGATCGTTATAAAGATATTCTAAGACAATTGAGAATTGGAGAGATTTGGATGCTGCACGGTAATCATAATAATCCTTGGAATAGGGCAGCTGCAGATTATACTGCCATGGGGTTAACTTGTAAAGTTAAGTTTCTGGGCCATTATTTTACATTTACCTCTAATGGTAAATTCTTTGTTTGTTTCCACTTTCCTATTCAAGTTTGGGATGGTCGGGGTAAAGGGGCCTTTCATCTTTGTGGACATAGTCATGGAGATCTTCAGTATTCCCTTCCTCAAAACAAGGAAAGCAAAATCTTAGATTGTGGTTGGGATGTATTTCGTAAACCCATATCACTTTCAAAAGAGGTAGAGAAAATTATGAGAACAAAAAATGCTAATGATATACACCACAAGAGCATTGAAGTTCCCATCATTTCTACCTAATATAAAATCATGAGCAAGCAACCACTAGACTACAATAGCTTGAAGAAACACGGGTGGAAGATCACCTTTCGCCATTGGCGTCGTTACGTAGAACCTCCATTTGGACAAAAACGCATGGACCAATCTAAAAGATTGTCTCATCTAGGAGGTTCTACTTTGTGCAAGGTTACTATTCCGGCGGGTATTTTTGCAGGAGGCCCTCATACAGCCATGGCTGAACATATTTGTCCAGATACTGCCCGTTTTAATAAGAAGCAAAATAATAAAAAAGCTTTCTATAAAGTATTACACCTGTGTGGTTATTTGGAAGAACTTAAAAATGGTAATCACCTATGAAATATTTAATTAGTTATGACAACGGCCGGCCTATTTATTCCCCTTTACCTTATAGAAATACAGAAATGTTTTCATATAAACAAAAAGTAGTAATCCTGGGATGTTTAAGTTTAGGCTTTAGTATTCTTATTCTCTGTACTATATTCATTATTTCCTAAATATAAGATGAGATTCCCTTCCCTTTCTACCATATATGTACAATATGATACATATCTCACCTACAATTTTTACAGAACTACTACAAATGTTTTGCTAGGAACCTTCACACGTAACAACAAACATCTATACACTCTATCATTTGCATCCGGGGCTACTGCAACTCTTGTAACAACAACTCCTAAAATAAGTTCTGATGTGTGGCTTGCATTAGATTGTATTAATTCTTCAGACTCCGGTGACTCTTACTAAACTACATATAAAATAAATACACATGAATAAACTAATCCATATCCAAACTAAGACAGGAAGTCGTTTTGACGTCTATGATAACCGTAATGGCTCTGTACTAGGTGAAATTGTTCGCAATGATCAAGGATTCTATTCTTATCACCCAGAAAGTACTCAGCGAGTAATCGGTGAAGTTGTAGAAGACGTTGACGGTGCTATTCTTTCAGAGGTTGATCGACTCAATGCCGCTGTTTTGGTTGAATAGATTATGTCAAACGGAAAAGGAAGTAAACGCCGTAAAGAAAATCTTAAAAAAATAGTAGAAAATTGGTCTGAAATAGACTGGTCGAAAAAAAATGAGCAAAAACCAAAAGAACAAACAAGTTCTAATGTTTAATGATGAACCGGTAATTGTTGATGAATCCTGTGTTCATTGTGGATTGCGTCTAGATAAAAGATTTGCCCGTTATCGTGTAGAAAATAGAGTATCTTGTGTACCTTGTTTTTTAGCTAAAAAAGAAGCACATCATCCGGTAATTTTTACATGAGCTTAGATAAATCTATTTTACATGGTAAAGAAAACCGCAAACCCTATTATGGACGTACCAGTAAGACTTTTGACTGGACTTGCCGCAATCATGGTCGTTGTTCTTGGTGTAGAAATAATCGCCTTTTTAGATCAACGGCGAGAAAAGAAGCTTGCAAAGAACAAATAAAAGACTATAATAAAAACAACCTATGAAATTGACTTTAAGTTTACTATTAGCCGCCGCAGTTTTTATTCCGGCACTTGCTTCCGATAAGAATTCCCCCAAGGAAGAAGAAGAAGTTACTCATTACAAAGTAATTACCCTGATCAATAAAGAGTACCTAGCAGTACAAAGAGGATTTGGGCCTATTGAATTTATTTGCATAGATAAAAAATTTCCTCATCGTTTCAGTTCTCACCGCCTTGAATAACAAGGTGCCTTTCCCGGTAAGATCCTTTAAGATTCTAACAATGAAAGACGATGAAATGATGATGACCGACAAAGAATATAAAGAATATCTTCGCGAAGCAATTATGCGAAATCTGAAATACATGGTAGCTGAAGGTTTTGTAAAGATTCAAATTTGTCCAGACACAGGTGAAACTCTTTATTGCCGACTAAGTGATGAAGAAATTAATTTGGAAATCAGCAACGTGTAGGATAAATAAATTTCCAGGAGCAGTTCCCCATGACTGCTGGTATACTTAAACCATAATTAAGTTAGATCTTTGATAGTTACATAGCAGTTTTCATCATGTCCTAGGGCACCTCTTAATAATGAGACCAACCCCTAGGAGTTTTTGGGAGAGTATACCGTTAAGGAGACGGTCCAGACTGTAAATCTGGCGCATTCATGCTCGGTGGGATCGTTACCCACATCTCCCACCATTTTTTAGTGACCTTCCCATAATAAACCTCTAATATATAAACAATGAAAAACACCAATCCTAATCACCACGACATGAACACCCTTGAACATCCTTTGAAGACTTCTTTTATTGATGCAGCCATGACTGTTGTCTCTTGGAAAGAACCTCTAGAAGATCTATTGGCAGAGTATATTACAGAAGCGGAACACCAGGACGGTGTCAGCTATTGGGATCAATTTGAAAGTACTCTTGATGCAGTTGAAGATTTTAAACGATTTGTTGAGTTTTGTGAAGAATCTGACAGCAATGCTGTCTATGAACTATAAATAATTTTAATAGACCCGCCGAAAGGAAGTCGGCAGATAGATGAGTCTTTCTGTTTAGAGGTTCAATTCCTCTCGGGTCTTACATTCCTGGATAGCTCAATGGTAGAGCACCTCGCTGTTAACGAGGACGTTGTAGGTTCGAGTCCTACTCCAGGAGCCATTTTAATCGCACGGTAGAGAAGAGGTCAACTCATTTGGCTCATAACCAAAAGATCGTCGGTTCGAATCCGACCTGTGCAACCATTTCGGACCATTAGCTTAAAAGTAAAGCACTCGGCTTTTAACCGAATCAAGAGGGAGCGTTACCCTCATGGTCCACCATTTTAAGGGGTCTTAGCTCATTCGGTAGAGCGGTAGCTTTGCAAGCTATAGGTGAAGGGTTCGAATCCCTTAGGCTCCACATTGCCAGCATAGCTCAGTGGTAGAGCAGTGGTTTTGTAAACCACCGGTCGTCGGTTCAATCCCGACTGTTGGCTCCATATTGACCATTAGCTTAAAAGTAGAGCTCTCGACTGATAATCGAAGGACGAAGGAGCGTTACCTTCATGGTCAACCATTTTTAGATAACGTGATGTCGCCTAGCGGCTATGGCACTTGGTTTGGGACCAAGGTATCGAGAGTTCGAGTCTCTCCATCACGACCATATAGTCCGTTGGTGTAATGGTAACACAGGAGATTTTGAATCTCTTATTCCAGGTTCGAGCCCTGGGCGGACTACCAATTTCCCAGGTGACCTTCCCAGTAAGTGATGTTAAGATATTAACATAATAAATGATCTTTGATAGACACGCCTAGTGGTGAAATGGCAGACACAACAGACTTAAAATCTGTCGAGGAGCACTCCTCGTGCCGGTTCGAGTCCGGCCTAGGCGACCATTTTTTTGCGACACATGCCCTCTACACAATGTGGAGTGAGTAACCGGATTAATCTGGTAAAGTAGTTGTGTGACACTGGGAGAGACTAGACACTTTAATTTCAAATGACTAGTAGTTTAAGTATAAAACTCTGAGGAACCAGTACAGGATGTTGGATGAAATGACCAACCTAGTCTCCATAATTTTCCAGTAACTCAGTTGGTAGATCTAGTGCTCCCTCATGGTTAAGGGCCAAAATGCCGGGACAAAGCGCTCGCCGTTGGTTCGAATCCAACCTGGAAAAGCTTAGTGTTGGCTTTCACTTAAAACAAGATCCGGTGTTGATTCACTTAAAAAAATCACTTAAAGGGACAAAAGTTATCTAACCAGTAACATATAAGACCCGGTGAGCTCTTCTGGTGGCCAACGGAATCTCATTATACCATCGACCCATGTATAATTTCTCTGGTGTGTCCCGTGGTTGGGAGACAGAGACATGAGCGCCGTTGGATTTATTTTCTATAAGTATTAAACATGACAAAGCAAACTCAAACTTCAGGTAAGCAATTGTTGGATGTCCGCACTGAATGTGTATATGATGGTCCAGAAACGAAGGCGTTTAGAGTGAACATAAAGGAAGGTTGCTTTCTTGTTGTAGATTACAAGAATAGGTTCGGTAGTGAACCTGATACAGAAGTCTTTTGGGATCGTTACATCGAGCCAGTTGCTAATCATACAACAGAATTCAAAGCAGCAGACAAAGTTGTTTCAGAGTTTCTTAAAAGAAAACCCAAAGCATAGTTGATATATTTTAAATGTTCTTATAATATATAAATATGATTCCAGTAACCGGTAAACGTTATTATATTGACTATGTAGATCCTAAGTGGCCAGACGCCTCATATCGAGGAGAAGGTCTGTATACCGGAGAGATTGAAGAAGATAGTGATGAGCAAGATCTCTCTAAAGGATTTCTTTATAGATTTGAAGAACTTGAAGCAGATTTGGGGTTTACTCCTACTGGTCTTTTTTCAGAAGAAGATATTGTAGAACAACTAGATAAATAGAATCCGAGCCGGCTTAGCCGGACAACCTAGAGAGAGTTAGTCCAGTTTGAAGTTAGTACCTCTAGCTGTACACCCTAGTGAAAGGGGTGTTTCTTAAACACTGGTCTTAGACGGTAATGGATTGGCTCAAGCTGGTCGGCCGTTGAACGATGTGACAGACACTCGCGAGAAAAACACATCATCCTGGTTGATTTCCCTCTTACGATATATTATAATTTTATCATAAGCGCCTGTAGCTCAGTGGTCAGAGCAGGGAACTCATAATTCCTTGGTCGTTGGTTCAATCCCAACCGGGCGCACTTTCTTTTCGTTAATAATTGTTAGGTTGGCGGCAGCATCTTGTACTACATTTGGATTAAAAGATTTCCAGTCTCTATGATGACCTATATTATAATGACAATCAATATCTCCAAATTCACACAAGGTAATCAAATTAGTAGGTTCCAATTCTAAATCTGGATGTAGATGATAAGGCTGTTTGTGGTGTACTTGTAATTTTTCTGTACCACCACAAGCTGCACATGTAGAATGATCTTTTAAGTGATGACGTCTAGTAGTTGCCCAATGAGGAGATCTCATTGCCAATGGCTTGCCTTTTAATTTTTCTCCGATAGCTTTAACCAATCTAATCATAACAATACTTAACCCAACAGGCACCGGTAGCTCACGGTAGAGCAAGACGTCTTATACACGTACTGAGTAGATAACTCCTAGGTGTGGGTTCAATTCCCACCCGGTGTACCATTTTCTGGATAAATACATAAAAGCGGACGTGGTGGAATGGCAGACACTCCAGTCTTAGGAACTGGCGCCGAAAGGCATGAGAGTTCGAGTCTCTCCGTCCGTACCCCTTTTAGGGTAAGTATATCATATGCCAGCTGATAACAATTTAACTCCAGTAGAGCTTCCTCCAGTTGTCGACACCAAAACTCCTGAAGTTGTTGCTCCTATTAAACCTCCCGCAGCAAAACTTGCTGATGTAAAACCCACTGATGTAAAATCCCAAGATCAAATTGATTTTGAAAATTGGTGGCGCAGAGAACAAATGTAATTTTATGAGAACCAAAGACACTATTCTATTAGAACAAGCTTATCAAATTGTTCACGAAGCCAAAACACCTTGCCCTTGCACAGTGGGTAAGAAATGTAAAAATGAAAAATGTACATGTCCGGCTTGTAAAAAGTCTAAAAAGAACACAGCAGCCGCTAAGGGTTTCTAAATAAAATTCTCTCCCAGAATTTGAAAAGGTCTAGATCTAAAGTCTAGACCTTTTTTATTGCTTTGGTATATAGTATTGTTATGTTTACTCTTGATGCTCTTCTAGCGTTCTTTTGGTTGTTAATGGTATCGGTTCAAGCAATATTATTATATAGAGCTTTGCTTGAAATTAGAGAGAAAAAAATTATGCTGGAGGAAACCTTTGAACAATATAAGTTAGCCTTGGACAAGGCGTATGACATATTAATGGGCTCGGAATGTTCTAGATGTAAATCTAGTTGCTCTTCCCCTAAAGAGCAGTTATTATTAGAACATGATGAGCAACATTGAGACCTTTGACGACATCCTCGCCCTTGAAGAAACCTATCTAGAAATAGAAGAGACCCAAAAACAACTTGCAGAGGAAACAAAAATTGAAACAAAATCTGTCCATGATTGGTCTTCTTGGTGTAAAGCTCTTTGTTCCTAATATATGAATCAATTTTTAATTATTGGAGATGTCCATCAAAAAGTAGCTCTGGTAGAGCAAGCTCTCAAAAGAGAACCAGAAGTGGATCAAACTATTTTTATAGGAGATTACTTTGATGACTTTGATGATAATGCTATTGAAGTAGAAGCAATGGCACATTGGCTTAAAGAATCTTTATCCAATCCCAAGCGTCTTCATTTAATGGGTAACCATGACATTCATTATATGGTACCTATTGGTAAGTTGTATTGTTCCGGTTTTGCTTACTGGAAACATGAAATTATTAATAAAATTCTCACACCAGATGATTGGGAAAAACTCTTATACTTTCATTCCATTAAAGGTAAAGATAAAGAGTATTGGTTCTCTCATGCGGGTATTACAAAACTTTGGTTTGAACATCCTCTTAAGGGAGTTACTGTAGATACTATTAATTATAATATAGAAAACGCCAAGAGAACCTTAAAGGCTCCTACAGGAGACTGGGACATTGCTTGTTTGTATGCAGCAGATCGTATAAGAGGTGGAAGACATAAGAAGGGTGGATTACTTTGGAATGATTGGCACAATTCAGAATTCTTTGATAATGTCACTCAGATTGTAGGACATACTCCTTCTAGAAAAATAATTACTTCTACACATCCGGAAACTAATTCTACAAATATTAATGTTGATTGTCATCTAGCAGAAGTTCTCTTATTTAATCTTGATAAAGATTCATTTGAATCAATAGACAATAGTCAATGAACTGGACACATCTTAAAAATATAGAATGGGAGTCTGATAAAAGAAGTCTTCCTTTTCAAGTAATACCTCCCTTGATTATTGGACAATTACCAGATAAAGATATTATCAAATGGTTAGAAGATCTACATCAGTGTCGAATTAAAACATATATTATAAGCCGTCACGGATCTTGTATTCTTTAATACAACTCTCGTTAATACAACAGTGACCTTCCCCACATCATCATGTAGTATTAAAGTATGGATAGATATGATGTTATCAGTGAAGAGCTTAATGATGTCCTGGATCGTCTGACAACATTGTTTAATACTGCAGAGAGTTTTAATTTCCAGGGTGAAAGTTATGTCCAGTTTATTAGAGACTCTCATAATCTTAAACTATGGATTACAGAAACACAGTATCTCAAGGAGCCCTGGCAGTTCTCAATATTCCGAGAGACAATGTATGATTTGTTGATGCAGGCGTTTCAAAAGAGATTCTCTTTATAGTCGGGAGCTTCCCCACAACCTCAGCTAAGATTATTACAAGATGAAAACACTCAAAGTTGGAGACAAGGTATATGCAAAGACAGCCCAGTTTGGTAATCGACAGATCAAGGTGGTTTACATGAACCGCAAGACATATCAACGCAAGAGTAAATTTAAAGTAGAGAACCTTTAAGATTTTAAATATGACTAACATCACCGTCAAGAAACAAACAGAACAAGGTTCTAAGAATTGGGGTGTGTTCATTAACGATCGTCTCGTGGAGGGAGGATTCTTCTCTCGAGACAATGCTCAGCAATGTGCAGATGATTGGGCTTCGGAGATCGTCGCAGAGCAGTCTGTCTATGAGGAGATGGCGGCGTTCGAGGAGCGCTTCCTCACATCATAAGCGGGCTCTTCCCCACATCTTTTATTAAGATTATTACACGATGAAGGAAGCAAAGAAGACACTCGCAGTTCTCCGCAACAAGGCCACCGCTGTACTGAATGAGATCCTCGAGTTGAACCTTCGATAGACCTTGCAGTTCCCCACATAAACCCTTAAGATATATACATGATGAAAGTAATTAAAGCAGCTACGAAGTTCCAACGCGTCAGTGAAGTTGTGATTCCTGATGTCTTCAATCGTCGTTTTAAGACCGGTGTCGCGGATCTTGATGTCGCCTTGGGTGGGGATGGGTTTGTTCCTGGATCTACCTTTACCCTCGCGGGAGAGCCTGGAGCTGGTAAGACAACCTTGCTTCTGCAGGTTCTCGAATTGCTTGAAAGAGCTGGTAAGCGTACCGCTTATATCTCTGGAGAAGAATCTATCTACCAGCTTGCGTTTGCAGCTAAGCGTTTACAGCTAAAGATGGTTTCGATTGCTAATATGACCTGTATCGAAGATATCTTTGAATCGGTTAAAGAGAATGGTTTCGGAATGGTTATTCTTGATTCTCTTCCTTCTATGCGTTCGCGTGATGAAGATCTTTCTGGTAAAGCTCTTGAAGAATATCTTACAAATTTTATTACCACGAAAGCGAAAGAATTAGAAGTGGTTGTTGGAGTTGTTCTGCATATTACCAAGCAAGGAAAGTATAAAGGTTCTACCCTTCTTCCTCATTCGGTTGATGCGAATATTATGATTCGTAAATCAGAAGAAGATTATGCTATCCGTGAGATTGAAGTTACGAAGAATCGTTTTGGAATGGCTGGATTTACCTCTTTTCCAATGTCTGAAACCGGTTTCGTATTTGAATCCGTTGAAGTAGATAGTGATGAAAAGAAGCCTAAGGTTTCGAAAGCTAAGAAAGCTTCTGATGATGTCCTTGAATATGTCCAGAAGAACGGATCCATTAATGCAGCTAATGCAGCTAAGGTGTGTGGAGACGTATCGAAAGTTCAGAAAGTAATGAAAGATTTAGTTAATGCTGGATTCCTTGTTAAACAAGGTCGCGCAGCAGATACTGTTTGGTTCGCAGCTTAATATAAAGAAATAACAAGATAGAATAATCATATGAAAAGAGAAATATTTGTAGTAGTGACTAGTTTGGTAGCGGGCTTAGGGTTTACAGACTTTGGTAATAAACCTTCGGAACCAGAAGTTTCTTTTATTGAAAAACCAGCTCAGGTAGTATTGACTAATGTCTCCCCAACTCCTCGTCGAGAATATAATATAGCAATATGTCCGGTGGTAGGTGATGGACGTTCTTATACTCAAATGTCTCATTCAGCAACGGAATATGATTCTAGTATTCAAGAAACAAGACATTGTCCAGATTGTCAAGCCGGAGCTTTGTCTCCAGTAGAGGAAGGTAGTACTACACTACGCTGCTCCTTTTGCGAGCATCGGTTTCCAGATTCACATTAACCGGGAGCTTCCCCACATCACAGGGTAATATTAGACATGATGAAAAATAAAAGAGTCGAAAATATCAAAGAAGCTCTCCGTCAGCCTTACACATGGCCCGGTGCTTATCCAAAAGCTTTCCTGGTACATGACGGAGTTCTTTGTTCTGAATGTGTGCGAAGAGATTTCAAGGTCATTGTTAATGACACCCGAATGAATGTAGGTCCTTGGAATGTCCGTGTAGATGTTCTTTGGGAAGGGGTCTTTGATTGTGTTGAATGTAGTAAACCAATTGAAACCGCTTATGGACCTGAAAGAGATGAAGAAGGTAATCTAGCAGCTGTAGAAGAATAATTTTATGAAAGACGTTATATTAGTAATTAGCCATCAGGTCACCAGCAAAAACTCCAAAGTCAATTGGCCAGATTTGAATTATCCAGGATCTGGACAAACTATTCTACGAACAGTTTATCACATTGATTATGATAAGCTCTGGGTTCAATTAGATGATGCAGCAGGACCAATCTTTCATGCAGAAGATTGTCCTCAAGGTGTTGGTTTCTATCAATTTCTTGATAGTAATAGCACTAAAGAAGGTTCAGGATGGAGAAAACGCCAAATACAAAATTTAGTTAAAGAGAATTCTAAAGTAGACAATGTAGTTGAATTAAAAACCAAATAAAATATAATATAAATATGTACAATCCATACCCATCCCATTTGTTTCCTCGCACAGAAGTTACTGTTCTCACAGAACTTAATAAAGCTTTGACAGAAGCCCTTTCTTTCTATAAGAACAGAACTTCCACATTAGAAGCAGAAGTAGCTTCTTTCAAGGTTTTAAATGAAACCAAAGTTGCTCTCCGAAGTCTTGAAAATTTGAATATTCCTAATTTTTGTTATGGTAATAATTCTTTTCCAACATTAACCACTAAAGATATTAATAGTCTTAGTACACAGCAAATTAGTCCTCTACAGAAACTGTAATAACGGTCAAATCTAGATAAGTAGTGATATGATAAACAGCTCTGCCACTTATAATGAATTAATAGAATCTGGTAGATATCTTTCTACTTGTATCAGTGATTCAAAATTATTTTTTCTAGAGTTCTTTAATAAAGACCTCGAATGGTCATCTGTAAGAATGTATACAGATGGCCAGGAGGCATTAAATGCTTGGAGAGAAAAACTCAAAACAGAACCTTTAAGTTTGTATAGAGTTGTCATGCAGGAACAAACAGAATATGTACTAACATCTTAGTCCATATATTATTTGGTTAAAAAGTCTGCATATACTATTTGTAGACCTTCATTTAACCCCACTTTCAACAAAAGACGGGAGCTTCCCCATATCATCATCTATGATTATTACATGATTGAGACGAAACCAGGTAGACCAGAATTTGAGAGCTACTACGAGCTTCAGTATCGTGATAAGAAGGATCCAGAAACATGGAAATGTTTTGGACCCACTGCTCGCGGAATCTATAAGTCCTATGTGGAGGCTTGTAAAGATGTTCGAGACATCTTGGTGAGAATAAAAGAATCTAAAGATGCTGGTATACATGAACCTTTTTGTTTGGAATATCAAGTAGTTGAACGACAAGTAACAGTTAAAACAGAAGTAATTAAAACCTTTACAGTAGAATAATAGAAAGAAAATATATGGGATTAGACATGTACCTAGAGGCCGAACTATACGTAACGGATTATGATGAAAAAGATAAGCCTTTGCAGGAGGCTATTAAAGAGAATGCTCCTTTAGGTCTAGGAGAATTTAGGCCTAAGAATGTTAGTTTTGAGATTGCTTATTGGCGTAAAGCTAATGCTATCCACAATTGGTTTGTAACAAATATTCAGGAAGGTAAAGACGAATGCCAGAAGTCTTATGTGTCTTTGGATCACCTAACAAAGCTTCGTGATGTGTGTGCTAAGGTTCTAGAAGATATTAGTTTGGCTCCTACTCTTTTACCTTCTCAGAAAGGTTTCTTTTTTGGCTCTTATGAGTATGATGAGTACTATGAACGGGATCTTCAGAGGACCGTAGAGAAGCTAGATAAGATTCTAAAGAGTCCAGACGCTAAGAAATGGTGGATTACCTATCAAGCATCTTGGTAAGTCTTGCGGTTCCCCCAGTCTTCCTTTAAGATATAAATATGATAAGCACTAAAGATCCTCGTAAGAATAAGAAGGTTTCAATGAACCGTCAGGGTAATGCCTCTTCTCCGTTCTTTGCTATGCGCAAGAATAAAGTAGCTTGGCCCACTATTCGTAAGGCTTATATGAATGATGATAACGTTTCAGTTCTAAAGAAATACGTTACATCTAAGGGCAGGTCTATTGTATTCCTAGATGGAGAATATATTACAAAGCTTAATCGCTATGTAGGCAAGGCTCCAGAGGAAAGAGCTGTGTTCTTTGAATTTATGTGTAAGGACAAAGATATTAAGGGTGGTATCTTTCTTCTGTGTTGGATTGGTAATTTCCATAATGGATGCATCTTTCACGCCGCTCCTCAATTTCCCCAGGCTCAGTGTTGGTATGATGCTTTGGGTAAGGAAGAAGCAGATCGATTCTTTGAGCGACATGCCGTGAAGATCTATCGCGAAGTGGTCTCTATAGTGCATGAAGGGAAGGCAATCCAAGATGAAGAGGTGAGAGAGTTTGTGCAGCGTGCCGCTCTCTTGGAGCCTCCAGTTCTACTAAAGAAATCGCGCAAAACCGCGCTTAAAACAGGCGATCTCCGAGAAGACATGGTCCTAGCACCGGCCGCTAAGAAGAGCGCTCGTAACACGAAATCTTAAAGGTTGAGATTCCCCATACTTAGACTTAGTATTGAATTATGTTAATCGCACGTGTATCCCAACTCAGCCATATTCCAAGAATCCTAAACCTTGATGTCACTCGAGAGCAGTTAGAAGCATATGAGGATGGAGCTCTTCTCCAAGTAGCATTTCCTAACTTAAGTCCAAGTGAGAGAGAGTTTATTAAGTCTGGTATCACTGCTGAAGAATGGGAGTCTATCTTTTGCGAAGACGAAAAAGAGTTAACTCGATAAATAAATATAGTATGCAGTTCAATTCTTTTGTACAAAATCTTCTAGACGAAATGGCTCAAGTTAAAGTGTCTGATCTTTCTAACTGGCCTTCCTATGCTCATCCAGAGTTCAATGACACTAGTAGTGTTTTCCAGAACAAATACGGAAAGAAGTATAGCTCAGAACAGTTGCAGACCTTGATTAAGAATGCGGTCCTAGAGATTTCCAAGGATCCTAATCTAGCAGAGATTGAAGACAAAGACTTGGCAGCTGAATTGATTAAAGCTTTCCGAGCGGGTTCTATGAGTCCTACTACCTCAGAAGTCATTTCTAAGAGAGCAGTCAAACAATTACTAGACACCTTGAAATCTCAGCCAAATTCTTCTAAACAAGCCGTAGCACAGACCGTTGCAGTAGCTGCTAAGGCCGCAGAAGAAACTCCCGCTAAAGCTGTTCAAATTGCTACGCAAGCTGCACAGTCCTCTGCAGAGGTTGTGACCCAGGTACAACCAGAACCACAACCAGAAAAGAAAGCAGAAGAAGTTCCTGCAGCTGGTGGCGGAGAAACCAAAGAAGTAACAGACATCCTCGACCAAGAATTTTCTATGGTTGAAGAGTTGTATGATAAGGTTGTAGAGCAGGTAGATGCTCTTAATAAAAGAGCCACTAAGAAGGGCATTCCTTTGATCACCGTTGAGAGAACTGGTGAGGAGATGGTAGAGAAGAGATATGACCCAAGTAAGGTTAACTCTCGCCGAGGAGTGATGCTTAAAAAGGTTAAGTTCCGTATCAGAGTGCCGCAGCTTCAATTGCCAGGTGGATGGAAGTTTATCGGTCGTGTAGATCATACAGACATCGGTAACCTGATCGTCAGTGTTCCTAATAGCGGACACGAAGAAGACCTCCACAGACTCTACGGCAATTCTCAGCCAAGCTTCTGTGATCACTGTAACACTACTCGCAAGAGGACATCTACCTTTGTGGTGCAAGACGAGCAGAGCAAACTCAAGCGCATCGGTCGCCAATGTCTGAAAGACTATCTGCCCGGCGGAGAACAAGGTGTTAAGAAGATGTTGGACTTTGCAGATTATCTTTCCAAGATTGCAGAAGGCCTTAGGGAATGGGAAGAGAAGGGTGGTGAAGGAGATTATGATAGTGAAGGTGGTGGTGGAGGTGGGAGATCTAAATACGATAGCTTCCGCATTAAAGAAACCTTGGGAGTAGCCTTAGCCTATGTTCGTAAGCTGGGTTACGTTAGCAGATCCAAGGCCAATGCAGATAATGAAAATGGTAATTACAGTGAACCCACCAGTGCTAAGATTGTTAAAGGCATTACAGGTGAATTGGAAGATATCATTGCTAAGGCAGGTGGTCCAGCTAAAGCTGGTGGTGGTGCTATGGCAGAGTTGAATGCTCTGGATGATTACAGAAATAATAAAGAGAAGTACAATGATGAGGCTGATAAGGTCATTGAATGGGGTAAAGAGTATATTGCTAAACAGTTGGAAAGACCTTCCAATATGACGGAGTACTTTAAGAATCTTCAAACCATTCTTAATGGTGCAGCATATAGTGGAGCTATTCCAGAGAAGTATCTTGGTTATTTGATTTCCATTCTTCCGGCTTATAACAAAGCCATTGATGCTCAGGATCAGGATAAGCTCTCTAAAGAAAGAGGAGAGCAGGTAAGTGAGTATGTAGGTTCTGTTGGAGGGCCTATCGGAGAATTGTCTTATAATGATAAGCGTAAGCTTAAAAAGATGGGTGTAGAAGGATTGGACGGCTTTCCTTACAACGGCCCTATTCAAGTAACCGTTACAGGTTCCAGGGGCTTTGAAAGACAGGGTTACGGTTATTATGACACTGGTGGTTCTACTACCATGGTCAATATGTTAGATGATAAAGGCAATGTCTATGTATACTTTGCCAATGGCTCTATGGAAGTAGAGAAGGGTCAAAAACTTATCATCACTCGAGCCTTGGTTAAGAACCATAAAGAGTATGCCAACAAGCAGACAGGTAAGGTAACTAAACAAACCGTTCTTACTCGAGCAGTTTTGGATGATGCTCCTACGAGTGAATCAGTTTCCTTTGCTGATTATTATCAGATCAAACAATGATATTAGAAGGTCTTTTAACATTTTTATCTGTATTTTTTACCAATGTCTTTTATGCTCATTACATAAAAGCCGTAGAAGACAACAAACCATGGAAAGCTTCTACTTGGTCTTTTTTAATTAGTGTCATGGCAAGTGTAGCTGTTATTAATTATACCACCAATCATTGGACTTTAATACCAGCATGTATAGGATCTTTCTTTGGAACTTACGTTGGTCTAAAGACCCATAAAAAATAAAGTTACAAATGGTGTTCCCAATGAATACACAAACCAATCATTAACAGTATTAAAATAACAATAAAGAAAGAGCGCATAATTCTACTTATGAGCAAATATTACTAGTATTTTTCTTATTTTAATTTATAATTTAAACATGAGTGAAACTAATAATGCAGCTAAAGTGTTCCAACTCTGCACAGAATTGGAAGAGACTAAAAAACGTAAGAAGCAAGTAGTCAGTGCGTTTAATGATGAGATTAAACGCCTGCAAGCCGAGATTAAAGATCTAGTTAATCCGGAAGAAGCCGTAGACATTCACGGAGACGAGCTTCCTTAACCATGGATGCAGAAACAAAAAAACGTATCAAAACGTCTCTCATCATCGCAAAGACAGATGAACTTCATTATCTAGATCAGGTATACAAATATTTAAAACATCTTGAACATATCTATAAAGTGGGCAAATTAGAAGATAAAAACAAAGCATTGCAAATAGAAATTAGTTTAGAAAACACCGGTAAACAAAGAGAAACTCTTAAAAAAGAAATCAGTGAAATTATAGTTTATGAATACAACACAAAGGAATAAAAAAGAACAAATCTTGGATGTTATCAATAAGATAGATAACCAAAACAAACAATTAGCAGAAGCCTTGGAAAAGGTTTATACACAGCCTCAAAATGTAGAACATGAAAAAGAATTTATAAGTTCTTGTAACTATCTACAAATGTTAGCCAGACAAGCTTTAGGACTTACTGGATATTATAAGAGTCTTTCTGGAACTCCTCGACCTGCGTATGCTCCAGAAGAATTAGAGGGGGATGAATCTGATATTTCAAACCTAGTAAGCATTGAGATGACTAAGATTGAAAAGGAAGTAGAAGAGGGTAATGCTACTAATCCTATCTGTGCCAATGACATCACTAAGGAAGAGTGGTTTAAGGCTATGGACAACCATAAAATTCAAATTCAGAAAGTTTATGATGAACATAAAGAAGTCTTTGATGCTGACAAGGATAAAAGTTTTTGGCCTTATCCCGTAGAGACAACAATCCTTTTTGATGATGAAATCATTAACGCAGCAAAGGGGTTTATGATTGGCCCGGTTGGGTTGTTTAAAAACAAAGCTGTAGAAGCAGAAACTCAAACTTTCGATAGTTTGCATGAGATGAAAATATTTCTTCTTAATGTACAATGCAAAACTCGAGATATGGTTTTGTATATGACCTTTGAACAATGTGGAAGATATCTTTGGAGAGGAGCATTTGTTCACAGGACATGAAACGTAAAATTGTACAAAAAGATTACTCTTATGAATGTGGTGATGGATGCTGTAGTGAATGGGGTACAGAATGGTATGTGGACGGAGAGCTTGTACATCGTAGCCCTTGTGAAGATAATGGATGGATGGCTGTGCTCAAGCACTTAGGAATTGAAGTAGAGATAGTTGGACAAAACGAACAAGGCGAAGATACTTGGTCTTTATAATTTTATGAAACAGTGGCCCAAAATTAATAGTAAAGTAACCTTCAAAGGAACAACAATGTTCTGGTTTGTTAACATTGTCAAAGATGCTAATGAGCTTCTAGAGGTTGGCAAAGAATACACAATCTCCAAATTAGAATTAGCATCTAGTTGGTGTGGAGTAGTATTAAAAGAATTTCCAGAACATAAATTCTCTTTGAGTTTCTTTGATTACGTTAAAGAATTAACAACCGAAGAGCAGCAATCTATTGAAAAGTATGAATACACTTCTTTAAAAGATATCAGAGATAGAGTAAATTTAGAAGCTTGCGATAAGTGTTCAGATTTGATGAAGTTGTATGATACCGAT